TTCTCCCCAGGCTACTGAAGGACTATCACCACCCCAAATAGATGCCATAAGGAGTCCCTCCTTATGCTATTCGAACTATAGCGGTTGTTGCTGCTTTTGCTGGGAATTGAATTGTAAATGTTCCAGAGGAAACTGTTTTATCTCCACCGAAAGCTACTGCACAAACTGCAGGATCACCTGTTGCAGTATCATTAAATATTAAACATCCGTTAGCTGTAAAAGACGCACTTGTAAAACTTACATCATCAAAGTCACAACAAGCTGTTGAAGAGTCTAACGAAGGAGTTACACTTGTTAAAGCAGCTCCCTTTGCAGTATACCCAGTTCCTGTAATCTCTTCAGTTGTTGTATATGCAGTTGTGCCTGCACCTAAAGTTGCAGAGCTAGTGTATAATGCGATGTTAAAAGTGTTTCCAGTGCTAGCTGTAAAATTATGTACAGCTTTTAAAATTTCTACTTTGAAACTGTTACAAATTGCCGATGTTATTGCCATAGTTGTTCTCCTTTTACGGTGAAGGTGACTGCACTGGGATTCTTACTGTTCCGTCAGTATAATCATCTCTTCTACGTCTTCCAATTTGCATACCTGCAAACTTTTGTATCTCTTGTTTATATTTATTTTCATATAATGTCAACATCTCCATTGGGCCTTTTAAAAAGCCGTAAGCCTCTGCTAAACAGCAATAAAGAAGACCTTGTGGGAAATTAAGACTAATATAATTGGTGTTACTGCCCTCTAATAGAACAGGTACTTTGTTGTAATATATTCTAAATTTATAGTTTGCATCTGGTGTTGGAGCTATATACATTCCTCCTGAAGTGGTGTCAGATAAACCTGTAGCACCGCCAAACATAGCATAATATTTAGGAAAACCCGTAACAGAATTAGTAGTGTCTGTGGGAGATTGTATTTCTCCTGATGGTCCAAATTTTCTATCTACAAATTCTGACAGATAAGTTTGGTCTTTTTTCTCTAACCACTTGCCGTTTCCTTCTGTATTGGCAGTAGATTCAAATACTTCAATACCTCTTACAAAGAGACATCCTGCAGGTGCATTGATTGTATTATCGTTTGCAGCTAGTGTGCCCTCTTGAACAAATCTATCAGCATCGATAGGCACATCCATAGCAATTCTTTGTTGGGCATTTAAAATAATATTTTCTAAAACAGCGTCAGTTAAAACACCATCATCTACCTCTGTGTAGCTTCTAATCTGTGTTCTTAATCCTGATGCACTTATTCCTGACATTATAAACTCTCTATATTTAATGGGCTAACAACACAATTAAATCCTCCACCTGTCTGCGTAGATGTTGCAGCACTAGGCAAAGTAACTGTAAAACTATTTTTCTCTATAACCGTAGTGTTAGCATCGTTAACATAACTCGTTTCTATTAAAGAAGCAACTTTAAAAGACCCAAATATTTGAGCACCAGAACTATGAGATTTTGCTGTAGTTGATGGTGGCGTAAATCCTCTGTAAGGGGCCGATGTACCTCTAGTGCATCCAGTTAAATCATTACTTGATCTGCCTGTATACTCTATTACTTCATTTTCATATATGCCTGTTGTGCTATCTACTTTTTCAATCATTATAAAACCAGATGTGGGAAAATTAGATCCATCTGTTAATGTTATCGTAGTTGCACTATCTGTAATATCTCCGTTCAAAGTTGTCTGTAATTGAAATTTTGCAATAGATACACCGCCTACAGGTTCTTTAACATTTGAAAATCTTAAAACATCATTAACTACAAATTGACTATTTTCAAACTCAACAGTTAAGGTTGTATTTGATGCAGTTGTAAATGGATTGAAAGGTAAGAAATCCTGCGTTGCAAATTCTGTTCTGGCAGGTCTTGCTCTTTGTAACGCTTGTGGGTCTGCTGATGTTGGTGTTGGTTCTAACTGTGGTTGTTTAGGTTCAAATTCTGAAATGTGAACAAGAGCCCCATTCCATTCTCTAACCATTTCATTGTATGGAAAAGCTAGACCAGACCGATCTGAAATTGCTAATGCGTATTTACCTTGTGAATATACAGCCATTAACCAACTCCTGGGTAATATATTTTTGGTGAAATGTATGTTGAATTAGAAGAACCATCTTCATCTTCTGCTCTTAATAGTTCGTCCTCATATAATAATCTTAATTCTTGCACTCTTTGTGGAGCGTATTTTACAGCTAAATAATATGATAAACCTGCGATCATGCATGGCACAAATCTATATGGCACATCAGTTGCATTAGTGTAAGCCCCTACATCATCTATTCTTTTTGCGTAATAAAAGTTTATAAAATCTCCAGCTTCTGTGCTTCCTGGTGTTAAATATAAAGTCATCGTAACTTTATCTATAAACCTTTGTACAAAATATTGAGTTGGTCTACCTTTATCCGTTTTGTTTGAAAAACCCTGATACTGAGATCTACTAATTTTTGTAAGAGGAGTATCTACATTTGTAGAAGAGTCTCTAAAATTTGCCTCTAGTATGTCAGTCATGCCATTTGCAAATTGAGTTACAGCATCTCCCGATGTATGGGTAGCAGCAGTGCTACCGTTTATTCCTCTAGTGCAGCCAGTCAAGTTTAAACTTGATATGCCTGTGTATGAAATCTGTTCACTGTTAATAGTTATTGTCCCACCTGTTGTCGGCATTCCGGTTACGGAAGCAACACCAATAGTGGTAACAGAGGTATTTATACCCGCCGATAGTGTTGTAGGTATACCATTAGATGCACCATCTGATGGTGATCGAAAAAAAGTGTAGACTTCTTGTCCCTCAACTAACTTAACGTTTTGATTTTTTACTTCCCAAAATTGTAAACCTCTATTTCCCCATTCAGAAAATAAAACATTTAAAGATCTTTTGGCAGTTTTTAGTTGATAACCAGAAACCCCCTGCATACCAATACGTTCGTATGCATCTTCGATAATCTCATCTATGCTAAGATTCTTGTCAAAAACATAAGAACCTGAGGTAACATTAGCCACTTAGACCTCCTAACTTAAATTTGGACCAGAAAATTTATCTGTAAGTAAAGTATACGCTGCAACGTTTGTTTTGGTTTTACAAAAAATTCCTTTTGGAAATAAAATTCCATCTTCAGGAAAATTAAAATTAATTACATCTCCTGTTGGAACATCTGCAAGAAATAAAGTTGTTCCTGAATTTGATGTTGTTGTAAGTTCTAAAACACCTGCGCCCCCACCATCAGAAGCAATAATTATACCTCTTAATCTTACTGGTGGTTCTATAATAGCTGTTGCGCCTGCCGCGGCATCAGATCTAGTAGCCTGTATATCAGTTTTTGCTGCCATTATTCTTCTCCTTATTAAGGTGCTCCCGAAGGAGCACCAAATTAATTATTATGCACTTACGCCTGTTCCAGCTACTCTAGACTGGATTGTGTTAAAGTAGTCAACTACTAAGTGATTAGCATTTGTCCCTTTATGTGCAGCCATGATATTTAATTCTAATGCAATATCATCAGGCACAGTCGTAGCCGCTTGAGTTCCTATCGGATTACCATTTAAATATAATTTAAATTGGTTCGCAGTAACTCCAACTTCACTACCAGCTGGTTGATACTGGAATCCTAATCTCACTGAGTTATTAGGGATTGCCTGTACTGTAGCTGTTTGTGTAGGTATAGTTGAATCTTCAAGAGTGAAAGCAGATCCACCTGCTGTGCTTAACATATCAAAAGATACACCTGCTCCATTTTTTCTAGAAACGAATTGGATTGTAGTTGTATCTTGTAAGTGTGAGAATCCAATACCATCAGTTGGTAAAGTATCTGAATCTGCATAACCGTTTTGAGCAAATCCTACCCAAGTGTTTAAATCACTTACGTCAGTGATTGCTATGCTAGTTTCAAACCACCATTTTTGGTTTTGATTGAATTGCCAAACCTCTGGTCCTGCAATACCTTGAATCTCACCAGCAGCGGGAGCGTTGTCCCCCTGTCTTAACCATCCACCAGCATATTCTGCTAATTGAAAGTCAGATCCACCAGTCGATGTAACCGACCAGTCACTCGCATTATAGATTTGAAAGTCGTTTTGATACGCTTGTTCTTGTTCGTATCCACCTGTTATTAATGGTTGTTTAATACCACTAAATACAGAAGAACCACCGTCTCGTCCTACTACGTTAGTTACTCCATTTTTAAAATGTGTTGTCATATTATCAGCGCCTCCTTTGCGCCAGTTATTCTCACTAAGAAGAGAACAACCAATTTATAACTTAGTTCTTAGTGTGTTTTTTATATACTACATTTTAGTAGAGCGCAAGAGAGCCTGTAGTGTGAATTGAATTTATTCAACGATGTAGCTTTTT